TAGTAGTAGACTCCGAGATAGAGAAATTTACTACAAATGGAGAAATACAGAGATATTCATGAGAGAGTCAAGGAGGCAGTCCCAGGGGAAACATCAGCAGTAGAATGTTTAGATTTATTGGATAGATTGTATGCAGTGAGGCATGATGTTGTAGACCAGATGATAAAACATGACTGGTCTGACAATAAAGATAGAGAACAGCCTATAGGCCTTGTCTTACTAATGGCAGGTGTTCCAAATGATGTAATTCAGAGTATGGAGAAAAGAGTCATCCCAGGAAGTCCCAGTGGTCAGATCCTTAGATCATTTTTTAAAATGACACCTGACAATTATAAAATAACAGGGAACCTTATAGAGTTCATTGAGGTCACAGTGACAGCTGATGTGGCAAGGGGAGTTAGAGAGAAGATATTAAAGTATCAAGGGGGTTTAGAATTTATTGAACAATTGTTACAGATAGAAGCTCAGAAAGGTAATTGTCAATCTGGTTTTAAGATAAAGTTTAATGTGGTAGCAGTTAGGACTGATGGTTCAAACATATCAACACAGTGGCCTAGTAGAAGGAATGAAGGCGTTGTTCAAGCAATGAGATTAATACAAGCAGACATTAATTTTGTCAGAGAACACCTGATAAAGAATGATGAGAGAGGAGCACTTGAGGCAATGTTTAATCTAAAATTTCATGTAACAGGTCCTAAGGTTCGTACATTTGATATTCCGAATTATAGACCTCAGCCATTATGCCAACCTATATTAGAAAATCTAGTAGATTATTGTAAAAATTGGCTTGGAACAGATCATGCATTTGCATTTAAGGAAGTGACTGGTCAACGTGTTTTCAATGTCTTTAGGGAGGAGGAAGAAATACATGCATCCAAATATGGACACTCTAGAAAGCCTAGGAATTTTCTTTTATGTCAAATTAGCTTGCAGTCACCATATTTACCATCAACAATTGCATCTGATCAGTATGATACACGATTAGCTTGTAGTGAAATTTTAAAAAACTATCCTGAGACACCATTACAGCTATTGGCTAGAGATATGGCCTATAAATACATCACATTAGATCATGATGACATTATCAATTATTATAATCCAAGGGTTTACTTTAAGCCAACACAGAATATTAAAGAACCAGGTACCTTCAAATTGAATCTATCTAACATGGATCCAAAATCAAAAGCATTAATTGATGTCATATCAAAGGATTCAAAAAAAGGAGTGTTCGGTGAGTTGATTGATAGTGTTGATGTAGCAAGTCAAGTACAGCATAATGAATGCTCAAAAACTATTGAGAAAATTTTGTCAGATTTAGAAGTTAATCTAGGTGATGTGGCAAATGGATTAGATCAACCTAAGAAAACAACTGGTGTGGATGATATTTTAAGAAAATTTTATGATAATGAGCTTGTTAAGTACTTGATATCTGTTATACGGAAAACAACAGCCTGGCATCTAGGACATTTATTACGAGATATTACTGAGTCCTTAATTGCACATGCAGGGCTTAAAAGATCTAAATACTGGTCTGCTCACGGTTATGCATGTGGTAGTGTCTTATTATGCATATTACCATCTAAATCACTTGAAGTTGCTGGATCATTTATAAGGTTCTTTACTGTATTTAAGGAAGGTCTAGGTTTAATTGATACAGATAATCTTGACTCTAAAGCAGAAATTGATGGCGTTTCATGGTGCTTTAGTAAGATAATTAGTTTAGATTTAAATAGATTACTGGCCTTGAATATTGCATTTGAAAAATCCCTTCTTGCCACAGCAACATGGTTTCAGTATTATACTGAAGATCAAGGACATTTTCCTCTTCAACATGCACTTCGGTCCGTATTTGCATTCCATTTCCTTCTTTCTGTATCCCAGAAGATGAAATTGTGCGCAATCTTTGATAATCTCCGATATTTGATTCCAGCTGTCACATCTACCTACTCTGGCTTTGAACCTTTAATCAGAAAATTCTTTGAGCGGCCTTTTAAAAGTGCACTTGAAGTCTACTTATATGGTATTATAAAAGTATTACTAGTGAGCTTGGCTCAGAATAACAAAATAAGGTTTTATTCCAGGGTTAGACTTTTAGGGTTAACTGTTGACCAATCAACGATTGGAGCAAGCGGAGTGTATCCCTCTCTTATGTCAAGGGTTGTTTATAAGCATTATCGCAGTTTAATATCAGAGGCAACTACTTGTTTCTTTCTTTTTGAGAAGGGATTGCATGGCAATCTTACAGAAGAAGCTAAAATCCACCTAGAAACAGTTGAATGGGCTAGAAAATTTAGAGAGAAAGAAAGAGAATTGGGGAGTTATATAATGGAAGAAGGTTATCATATACAAGATGTTCTAAATAACCAAGTAGCTGTTGAACAGCAACTTTTTTGTCAAGAAGTTGTCGAACTAGCTGCTCAAGAACTAAACACTTACTTACATGCCAAATCCCAAGTCATGGCAAGCAACATTATGAACAAACACTGGGATAAACCTTATTTTAGCCAAACCAGAAATATAAGTCTTAAAGGTATGTCAGGTGCATTACAGGAAGATGGTCATTTAGCAGCAAGTGTGACATTAATTGAAGCAATTCGGTTCTTAAACCATTCACAAAATAATCCTACAGTACTTGAACTTTATGAGCAGACAAAAAAACAAAGGGCACAAGCAAGAATTGTTAGGAAATATCAAAGAACTGAGGCTGATAGAGGTTTTTTTATTACCACACTACCTACTAGAGTAAGATTAGAAATTATAGAAGATTATTATGATGCTATTGCCAAAGTTGTCCCAGAGGAATACATATCATATGGGGGTGAAAGGAAAATACTTAATATTCAGCAAGCCCTTGAAAAGGCACTTCGATGGGCCTCAGGTGAAAGTGAAATACAGTCTTCACTAGGTCATTCCATAAAATTGAAAAGAAAATTAATGTATGTTAGTGCAGATGCAACTAAGTGGTCACCTGGTGATAACTCTGCTAAATTTAGACGATTTACTCAATCTTTATATGATGGACTACGTGATGATAAATTAAAAAATTGTGTAGTTGATGCCTTAAGAAACATATATGAGACTGACTTTTTTATATCTAGAAAATTACACAGATATATTGATAATATGGGTGAATTATCTGATGAAGTGTTAGATTTCTTGTCATTTTTTCCGAATAAAGTATCTGCATCTATTAAAGGCAATTGGTTGCAAGGCAATCTAAACAAGTGTTCTTCATTATTTGGGGCAGCAATATCATTATTGTTTAAACGTGTGTGGGCTAAATTGTACCCAGAGTTAGAATGTTTTTTTGAATTTGCCCATCATTCTGATGATGCTTTATTTATTTATGGTTATCTGGAGCCTATAGATGATGGTACTGAGTGGTTTCAATATGTGACCCAACAAATTCAAGCAGGCAACTTTCATTGGCATGCTGTGAATCAGGAGATGTGGAAAAGTATGTTTAACCTCCATGAACACATTTTATTGATGGGTTCAATAAAGATTTCACCTAAAAAGACAACAGTATCACCTACAAATGCTGAATTCTTGTCTACATTTTTTGAAGGCTGTGCAGTCTCTATTCCCTTTATAAAAATCCTTTTAGGTTCTCTATCAGATTTACCTGGTTTAGGTTACTTTGATGATCTTGCAGCTGCTCAAAGCAGATGTGTCAAAGCACTAGATATGGGTGCATGTCCACAGCTTGCACAGTTAGGAATAGTGCTATGTACAAGTAAAGTTGAAAGGTTATATGGCACTGCCCCGGGTATGGTAAATAACCCTACTGCATACTTAAAAGTGGATAGAAACTTAATACCTATTCCTTTAGGTGGTGATGGTTCTATGTCAATCATGGAGTTAGCAACAGCTGGGATAGGAATGGCAGATAAGAACATCTTAAAAAATGCATTTATAACTTATAAGCATGCTAAGAAGGATAACGATAGATACGTTCTGGGTTTATTTAAGTTTTTAATGTCACTATCTGATGATATTTTTCAACATGATCGTTTAGGAGAGTTCAGCTTTGTTGGGAAAGTTCAATGGAAAGTGTTTACCCCTAAAAGTGAGTTTGAATTTTATGATCAATATTCTAGAAAATATCTAGAGCTTTGGAGTGAACAGCACCCAGTTTATGACTATATCATACCAAGAGGTAGAGATAACCTTTTAGTGTACCTGGTAAGAAAATTGAATGATCCCAGCATAGTTACTGCAATGACAATGCAATCACCATTGCAATTAAGGTTCAGAATGCAGGCGAAACAGCATATGAAGGTATGTAAACTAGGTGGTGAATGGGTGACATTTAGAGAGGTTCTTGCTGCTGCAGATGCATTTGCGTCTGAATATCGGCCTACATTACAAGATATGGAGCTATTTCAAACATTAGTTAATTGTACATTTTCTAAAGAATACGCATGGAGAGACTTTTTAAATGAAGTACAGTGTGATGTACTAACAACAAGACAAATCCATAGACCAAAAGTTGCTCGTACATTCACAGTGAAAGAACGGGATCAAACAATTCAGAATCCTATTACAGCTGTAATAGGTTATAAATATGCAAGTAAAGTAGATGAGATAAGTGATGTATTGGATAGTGCCTTACATCCAGACTCCTTATCCACTGATTTGCAACTCATGAGAGAAGGTGTATATAGAGAATTGGGACTTGACATTAGTCAACCAAATGTTTTAAAGAAAGTTGCACCTCTATTATATAAATCAGGGAAATCTAGGATAGTGATAGTGCAAGGAAATGTTGAGGGTACAGCTGAGTCAATCTGTAGTTATTGGCTGAAAACTATGTCTCTTGTTAAAACTATTAAAGTGAAGCCTAAAAAGGAGGTATTAAAGGCTGTATCACTTTATGGTAAGAAAGAGAAGGTGGGTGATCTGACACATTTAGCTGCAATGAGACTATGTATCGAGGTTTGGAGATGGTGTAAAGCAAATGAACAAGATTCAGTAACATGGTTGAAATACTTGGTGTTTGAGAATAAAACACTAGAGCAGTGGGTAGACTTATTTTGTTCAAGAGGGGTATTGCCTATTGACCCAGAAATTCAGTGTTTAGGTCTTCTGGTATATGATCTTAAAGGGCAAAAGGGTTTATTGCAAATACAAGCCAATAGACGAGCATATTCAGGAAAGCAATATGATGCATATTGTGTGCAAACTTACAATGAGGAAACAAAACTTTATGAAGGAGATTTAAGGGTAACTTTTAATTTTGGTATAGACTGTGCACGTCTTGAAATTTTTTGGGATAAAAAAGAGTATATTTTAGAAACATCTATAACTCAACGGAATGTTTTGAAAATCTTGATGGAAGAAGTAACTAAAGAGTTGTTGCGCTGCGGTATGAGATTTAAAACAGAACAAGTTAATTCATCAAGAAGTGTTGTGTTGTTTAAGACAGAGAGTGGCTTTGAGTGGGGTAAGCCTAATGTGCCCTGTATAGTTTATAGGAATTGTACTCTCCGAACAGGCCTTAGGGTAAGACACCCGACAAATAAAGCATTCTCAATTACAATTCAGGCTAATGGCTTTAGGGCTATGGCACAGCTTGATGAAGAAAATCCTAGATTTCTTCTTGCACATGCTTATCATAATTTAAAGGATGTGAGATATCAGGCATTACAGGCAGTAGGAAATGTGTGGTTTAAAATGACACAGCATAAGTTGTTTATAAACCCGATCATATCAGCTGGATTACTAGAAAATTTTATGAAAGGGTTGCCTGCAGCAATTCCCCCAGCAGCTTATTCTCTTATTATGAATAAAGCAAAAATTTCTGTTGATTTATTTATGTTTAATGAACTATTAGCTTTGATAAATCCACAAAATGTTTTGAACTTGGATGGGATTGAGGAGACATCTGAAGGTTTTACAACAGTGAGCACAATCTCTAGCACACAGTGGTCAGAAGAAGTAAGTTTGACACTAGATGATAGTGATGATGATGATGATGCTTCAAACCTAGATTATACTATTGACCTTGATGATATAGATTTTGAAACAATTGATCTAAAGGAGGATATTGAGCATTTTTTACAAGATGAATCTGCTTATACTGGAGATCTGTTAATTCAGACTGAGGAAACAGAAGTAAGAAAGTTGAGGGGTATGATAAAAATTCTTGAGCCTGTAAAGCTGATAAAAAGTTGGGTTTCTAAAGGTTTGTCTATTGATAAAATATACAATCCTGTAAATATTATCCTAATGACTCGGTATATGTCTAAACATTATAATTTCCAGGCAAAGCAGTTATCTCTAATGGATCCATATGATCTGACTGAATTTGAGAGTGTTGTTAAAGGCTGGGGAGAGTGTGTCAAGGATCGATTTATTGAACTTGATCAAGAAGCTCAACGAAAAGTTACTGAAGAGAGAGTACTGCCTGAGGATGTACTCCCAGACTCCTTCTTTTCATTTAGACATGCTGATATCTTATTAAAGAGATTGTTCCCTAGGGATTCAGCCTCTTCTTTTTATTAACAGATTATACTTCTTATTGCTCTTTTCTCGGAGCATACTACTA